ATGCATTCTTATAATGGAAACATGTCACAAAGCGTGAAAAGCAGTCAGTTCAGCGCTCTGGTCTCATCAGATGAAGAAGAAGATGAAATGAGTGTCTCTGAAGAATCGTTGAAAGCTCCAATTGCTAAATCTGACTATTTGAGTGCCTTTGCGGATCAATTTGATGACGCAGATTTTGATCTGATTGATCAAATTGCCAAGGAAGAGTTGGTTGAAGAAAGAATGGAGTTCATGGATCCTATGGACTCTGAGTTGACAACCATGATGATGGACATGTTGGGAGTTGGAGTTCTCAAAGATGACGAGAAGCCTGATCCAGTGAGGACAAAAATGCCAAGCTCAAGAACTATCAACACAGTAAAAAACGTTGACAAATCTTATAGCAAAGCATCTTTTCTTGGGAAAGAATTGCACATGATATCTGACCAGGGTTATCTCTATCTAACCAATGGTGAAGATAGAGTGAAAATTGGAACTGCAAAGAAAAAAATGCAAAAAACTCCTATTTTCAAAGGAGATGCCTACTTGAGGGCGAGTCAAATTAACGAAAGCACAAATGCCAAGGGTACTGGAATGGGATTCAGCTCGTTTATTCATCTTCTTGCTATATGCTGTTTAGCAAGTACAGATGCGGTTTTAGAGCCAGTCGCTGGAAATGACTTTGATGATCATGCAATGTCATTCGAAATGACAGGTGAAAACTGGGAAACTAGAAAAACGAAATCGGATTTTGTGATAAACAAATACATTGTAGTGCAATCATGTTTGATAATTGATGAGGATTTGAGAATGATGCTTAAGATATCGTACTGTGAAGACATAGGAGATTTTACCTACATGGTGGGCACAGCTTTTGACCAAGGAGAATCTCCTTATAGAGAAGTGTTTTTGAATCTTGCAGATGAACTGAAAAAGGTGAGTCTCGACAATGTACTCAATCTCTCAAACATGTTGAAGAGTTGGTACTCAAGAACATCGATTAAGATTTGGGATGCAGGCAGACCTTGTTCTGACAAATCTAACTTAGAGAAAGTGATAGAAGATTGGGGTGAAAAAAGAAACGGCAAAACTTATCATCCGTGCCCTTATAGAGTACTACCCGGAGAATTGGCCCCTGATTATGATTCCAAAGAACATCTGGTAGACATCAACTATTCTACAACAGGCGAAATGTACAGCACTTATAGAACACTTTTATACAGTGACAACTGGAGAGCTATGTGTTTAGAGACGTCACCGAACGTTGTACCCAATCCTTATGAAGAAGTTGAACCCACTCTATCATGGATTCACAAGAAAATGGAACAGTATGACATGTACGCCTCTTGCTGTGTAGAGGCAGATTTGCTGTCTAAAATCAACGGGAAACAAGGATGTTTTTACTCTCGCCACAGCAGAGCTGGGATTGTGTGGAAACGACTCAAGAACAACTCTTTGATTTTCCTTGCTAACTACTACGTGAAAGGGAAACCAAAAAATACTTGTGGGCTTTGGTCACCGTTGGAGAACCATGAAGGCTGGTTCAAATCACCTACGTTCAAAGTCGACAACGAAGACATTGCATATTCCATAGCATTACCAGGAAGATTTTTAGCCATGGTTTCAGCGACTTTGTCGTATTGCAACGACGCTGAAAGAGTGGAGATAATCAAAAAACTATGCTTAGTGATTGCTGTCGTTAAAAATTCGAGTTGGCAAACAAGTGCTTTGGCTGGCGATTTCCGATTCATGGTTCTCAATATGATTTCCCAAACTGGGGACAGACAAAAAGAACATGATGACATAGCTGCTTTGATCAGAAACAAGTTGAGGTTTTCAGACTACGCTCTGTTAAGATTGGTAATCGACTCTGATGAAAAAATCTGTAAATTAAAAAACGTCACTCCTTTTTTTCAATTTCCAATGAGATTCATGAATGTAGAAAAAGATCTGACGTTGATGATGATGTGGAGACCGCGCAAAGACAACGTTCCGTTTGACGTGGTAGTTAAGCCAATCAAAGCCCTGATAAAAGAGCAAGAAGAAAGATCAGAATTATTGAAAGCTTATGAGAACAACCTCATTTGCTTAAAGAAGGTCAATGCAGGAACTTTCACTCAGGACGATTTTGATAAACACATGAATGAGTCAACCAACTGTGTTCATTTGAATTTGGTCATGTTCATAGGGTTAGCTGAAGTGGCTTGCAAAGGTAACAATTTTGGGGCTAGACAAAAACACGCTGGAGTCAAAATATCAACTTTAATCAGCTACAAACACTGCATGACTTCTACTGGGATGACCCCTGAGGCTGACGGAGTAGTCAAAGTAAAAGCTACTAGACAAATTAATAACTTCGTAGAACTTTTAGAAAATAAAAGGAAACCGGACAACATTTTCGCTTTGGTTTGTAGAGTATTGAGAGACCCCCCCACTCCCTATTTGAATCTTTACGTTCCTAAAAACGGCAAATCTTCTAGAAGAGAAGTGCCGCAGTTTGATTGTTACAGAAGACTAGGTCAGATGCTGAGTGAGCAAAACGTGACAATCTACATTGATCAGGAACCGGTTGATAAGAAGACGGACCCAAACAAATTCAAAGATTTCGCTTTGGCCGTTCATGACATGTTAAAAAAGGGTGGAGTATCATCGTCGGAGGACAAATCTGGTTGGTGTCACAACATGCATCCTCCTGCTATGGGGTTAGCAGTGTCTTTAGTTGCAAGACTCATTGGATCCACTGGTATGGTGACAGCCGCTGCTAAGTTATTAGTGGATTTCACTAGATGGACAGTCCTGCCACCAGGGGCCACGGACGAAATGCTGAACAAAGTCGAATTCAAAAAAACAGTGACCCTTTTAAAAGGAAAAACTGCCGAAGAAACCATAATGGTGAAGCATCAGAGAAGCATGCAACAAGGTCAAGACCAAGGTCCTTCAGCTATTGTGGGCACAGTTTTTGTTAAAGGTTTAGACATGATCCATTGTGAAACGATGTCTGACATTAAGGAGACTTACATAGTGACAACTGCTGATGATGAGAATAGGACAGCAGTTCTAATCGAAGAGACTAGCTTCAATCCTCAAAAGGTATTGGATGACTACGTACAATCTGCAGTTTTGCTGTTAAATCAAGCATTGATGGAAAACAATTTTAGAAAATGGATGGTAAGCGATTTGATTGCGGAATTTAATAATGCAACAGCAGGGCCTAACGGCATGTTCACTGCTGTCTTCAGCCAATGTTTCTTATGTTTGCAACCGTTGAGAGGTGATAACCCTTTAGACGACATAATGTCTGTGGTTTCGAATGCAAGGCAATCCATCCCTTGGGGATGTAGCATTGACATAGCGAGAGTTGCACTATATTACGGTTTGTCCATGCTCAGGCAAAAATGGCTGTTCACGAATGAGGATGTGGATTTACTGATATCATTTGGTCTCATCCCTACGACCGACGAGGAAATAATACAAGGTTTTCATATTAGAGAAAAGTCAGTCAAACTTAAATTAATTCAAATGATGAGCTCTGAACAAGTTGAATCATTGCTTGACAATGCAGGTTCGCTATACAACTCAATGAGACAATTCAGGATAAGAGATTCGAAAAAGAAAAAGAAATTCAATTTGTCTTATCCTAGCAAGATATGGGGCATCGATAGGGCTGTCAGACAAGTGGTGTCGTCAACTAGAATCATGGGAAGAATGGGTTCAGCTTTCATGAGACCATTACCAGTAGAAAAGAGGGTGAAAGTCAAAAACGATTTTATGGCTGCTCTAGCCGCACCTCCTCTCAAACTGTCAGATGAGAGGCTTGCGTTGCTAGATCTTTTCCCGACCAGCTATGAAGTGACCATAATTGCCAGATATCCAACAGTTAGGAACAATTTGCCTATCAAACAAGGGGATAAAGCTTCCATTAAAACGGAAATCGACATGAATTGGGTGCTTGCCAGAAAATTTGGTGAAATAAACTTGTATAGAAAAGGTACAAAAGAAGAGTTGATGTTATCAAATTCGGAACCAGATGCGATTAAGAAACAAGAGATGATCAACTTTCAAACCGTTGATCAAGCAGGTTTTGGATTTGGTTCTTACACCGGAGCTCCTCTTTTCAGGTTTCACAATGGTAAATTGTTTAAAAGACCAATGCATTTTACGTTCAGAGTTGATTTTGAATTAAGGCAACAAGGCCCAATGCCTTTGCACTTTGATCAAAGAGATTTTGTGGACTTCAAACCCACTTGGCTGAGCGAAAAGTTGTTGCAGAAAGCTAAATCGTCAAAATGCTTGATTGCATTTGGGATAGGGGAGAATATGGAGGGCAAATTCGCACTGGTGTGCAGCAAAAAAGGAGTAATTGATTCTATACCTATAACCGACGACAATGTAAATTACATGTTTGCAGATTCCGCCAAGTTGAGAAAGAAAGTACTTGTAAGCACAAGAAGAGAAATGTCTCCTATCCAAATTCAAAACTACAACATAAAAGACAACTTGTGGTACAACAACTTTCTAAACTGTGACGTGGTGTGCAAATCCAATTATGGCAATTATATTAACACCTCAAGCAACAGTGCAAAATCGATTAGGAGACAGCTATTTGAATTTTTTGATTCTAATGAGCCAAATTGGGTGTCCAATTACAGAGTGGAATACCCTTATTTCTCGAAAAATGCCACTGAGTTCGAGATGTGCAGATACAATGATTTCATAGGTCATAAAAGCGTTTGCATGGTCAAGCTCAATTCTTCAGACAATGCAAAGATGCATCAAACTATAGATCTGAGGGGTGATGTACCAAAACTTTCCACTGAACACGATTATGAGGAAGAAGAAGGTTTGTTTGAAGACTGATTGTTCAGTCCCAGCGCTTGAAATGCTGTACTACAACAATAGTCACTTACGAATCCACGTTTTGTTCTTCCAAATTTCAAATTGCAG